GGTGGTTTGAATGACTAAAGTATGTCTCGTCACGGTAACACCTGACGCTGAAAAAACTATAGGATACATCGCAAGAGTATCTAACCCTAACAATCAGGACAACCCAAAGGTTGAGGGGTTACTGAAGTATTGTATCAAGCATGGACACTGGTCTATCTTTGAGCAAGCACACATGACCCTAGAGATTAATACCACTCGTGCTATTGCTGCACAGATACTGAGACACAGGTCATTCACATTCCAAGAGTTCTCTCAGAGATATGCAGACACTAACCTCCTTGAGGCACCAGTGGTACCAGAACTAAGGAGACAAGATTTAAAAAACAGACAGAATAGTATAGATGACATCCCAGAAACCGAGCGAGCCTTTTTACAAGGCCGAATTAAACAATACTTCGCTGAAGGACAACAACTCTACACCGAATTACTTTCTGCTGGGGTTGCAAAAGAGTCTGCGAGATTTGTTCTCCCCTTGGCTACTCCTACTCGTGTTTATATGTCTGGTTCTGTAAGGAGTTGGATGCACTATATACAATTACGCACTGCCAATGGCACCCAGAAGGAGCACATGGACGTGGCAAATTTATGTCGTGACCATTTCATATGCAACTTCCCAACCATCTCTAAAGCATTAGGATGGTGCCCAGACGTTGATGACTGTGATTGTAACTACAATGACGGATGGGAAGACACTCAACCCTGTTTACGAATAGACTAATGCCAACATACCCAGTTATAAATAAGACTACAGGCGAAACTAAAGAACTCTCTATGTCTATGTCCGCTTATGATAAGTGGAAAGAAGAAAATCCCGACTGGGATAAGGACTGGAGTCAAGGTACTGGTGGAGTAACCTATGGTGACCCCAAACAATCAGACGGATTCAAAGAAGTAATGAGTAAGGTGCAAGAGAAGCATCCAACTGCCAACCTTTCGAGGTTCCTATAGAATGGCAGTTGCACGTAAGAGGAAGAATGGTAACGGTGGCACCCCTAATGGGAGCACTTTATCTAAGAGACAGATGAAACGCAAACCTATCAACATCGATCATCTCAGGACGATCGAGCCGTTGACAGACAATCAAACCAAAGTATTTGATGCGTTTGGCGAAGGTAAGAATTTAATATTGCATGGTTGTGCTGGTACTGGTAAGACATTTATCAGTCTATACCTAGCACTACGTCAAGTACTTGACCCTGCCACACCATATGACAAGATCTATATGGTGCGGTCTCTTGTGCCTACACGAGAGATTGGTTTCCTACCTGGAGACCATGAGGATAAGAGTGACCTCTATCAAATACCATACCGTAACATGGTGAAATACATGTTTAATATGCCAGATGAGGTCACATTTAACGGGCTGTATGACAACCTACGTGGCCAGGATTCTATTTCCTTCTGGTCTACGTCATTCTTACGTGGTGTCACACTTGACAGAGCAATTATAATTGTGGATGAGTTTAGTAATTTAAACTTCCACGAATTAGATAGTATCATCACTCGTGTTGGTAATGACTCTAGGATTATATTCTGTGGAGACTACTCCCAGTCTGACCTAGTTAAGACCAATGAGAGGACTGGTGTGCTAGAATTCATGAAGATATGCAAACAGATGCCATCATTCTCGATGGTTGAGTTTGAGATACCAGACATTGTAAGGTCTGGTTTCATAAAGGAATATCTTATTAGCAAAATCAATCTAGGAATTTCTTGATGTTTAATTATGTTGGTCCTGCTAAACCTCTTGAGGAGGTTACAAGTAGGACTCTTGACCAAGGTCGCTTCTATAAGATTGACGACACTTGGATGCCCAGTGTTACCACTGTCGTATCACACCAATCTAAGGCAGGTATACTTGCATGGCAAAACCGTGTAGGTTTTACAAAGGCAGAAGAGATTAGACGTTCCTCTGCATGGAGAGGGACACAATACCATAACTTAGTGGAGTGTTATCTTAAAAATGAATTGGAAAAAGTTGAGGAGAGCAAGGGTCTTCCCACGTACCTTTTTAGGGCTGCTCGTGAGACTCTTGATAGGATTACTAATATTCACGCTATTGAGGCCCCTCTTTTTTCTCGCAATCTATGTATTGCTGGTAGGGTGGATTGCATTGCTGAGTTTGATAATGAGCTTGCTATAATTGACTTCAAGACTACTAAGACTCTCAAGAAAGAGGAATACTTAGAGAAGTATTTCGTACAAGAAGCAGCGTATGCTTACATGTACTATGAGATGACTGGTGTAGAGGTAGACAAGCTTGTTACAATGTCAGTCGCTGAAGACGGTACGATGCAAGTTGTCCAAAAGTATGATAAGATACCTTATATAAACCTCCTGATTGATTGGATTAAGGAGTACCACGAGGACATTAAGAATGCGTGAGGACGTATTAGGTGTACCATTCTACAGGTTTTACTACGATAAGAATGAAGAGATAGTTGAAGCAGTTAAGAAGTTAAACTATAAACCTAACAACACTAATCACATCTGGGAAGGTGTGCATGATGATGGTGTAGGTGGAAGTGACCTTTATAACTACGAAGGCTTCGGTGATCTTTTCGCATGGTTGCAAGACTGCATGGCCGAAGTTGCAGAGGACTTAAAAATTCCTAACAAATTGGTATGCAATGCAGCATGGTCACACCTAAACAAACCACACGAATTCTTTTACGACCACACTCATTATAATTGTATGTTTAGTAGCAATTACTATTGCACTGGACATGCTGACGATATGACTCAGTGGTTTTACCCCAATCCATACTTCCATTACACAAACATCTATCCTTTAGGTGATTTTGAGGAAGACAAATACATGCTTACCTTTAAGGAACCCACAGAACCTGGTAAGTTTCTTGTATTTCCACCCATGATACGACACAGGGCATGGCCTAACACATCAGACGAGGATAGGATAACGATTGCAGCTAATTGGTTTCCTACAGGCAACATCAATGCTGCTGGTGTATCTCACCTTAAGTTGGACGTTATACAATGAAGGAAATTGAAGAAAAATTTATGACACAGGGGAAGTTTACCGCACTTGTAGAGGAGCGTGTGAAAGATTCCAACGGCCTAATTAACTATATCGAAGCTGTCGCATCAGTATGTGAAGAGTTTGAGATTGAAGTTGAAACTGTCAACAAGTTAGTCTCTAAACCACTCAAGGATAAGATTAAGTGGGATGCACAGCAACTAAATTATATCAAGAGAACATCACGAGGAGTTTTAAACCTATGAAGGACGACTTTTTTAAATCTGAAATCGTAAAGGAAGAGTTAGAAGAGATACAGGAATGTTATACTGAACTGTTAAAGATGTCCTCTGGACTTAAAGATTTCTCTCCAAAGGAAAGACTTGACCACATCGAGAAGACACTAGAGTTGATTGCTAAACAGAAAGTATTCTACGCAAGACTACAACTAGCAGCACACAGTGTCAACGATGATGAGACTGCTAAAGAAATTAAGGATAGGATTGAAGAGATGAGTGGTACTTATGCACCTGGTCTCAACCTTACTGCTATCCTAGACACTATGGAAGAGAAGTTGAGATTCTGGAGAGAACAGATAAAACAGGGTGTTGACACTGCCTAAATAGTATGCTACTATTATCCAGTAGTAAATATCACACAATAAATAACGGAGAAACACATGTCATTCGCAAGCCTCAAGAGTAAGTCTGGTCAATTTGGCAAGCTTACACAACAGATTGAGAAGATGTCCAAACCCCAAGGTGCAGGTCCTGATGAGAGACTCTGGAAACCTGAGGTGGACAAGTCAGGTAACGGTTATGCCGTAATTCGATTCCTTCCAGAGCCTGAAGGTGAAGACCTTCCTTGGGCACAGGTATGGAGTCACGCATTCCAAGGACCAGGCGGTTGGTACATTGAGAATTCCCTCACTACACTTAACCAAAAGGATCCAGTCGGAGACCTTAACAGGACTCTATGGAATAGTGGACTAGATGCAGACAAAGATACTGCTCGTAAGCAGAAGAGGAAACTCTCCTACTACAGTAACATCTTGGTTATTAAAGACCAGTTGCATCCAGAGAATGAAGGTAAAGTCTTCCTATACAAATACGGTAAGAAGATTCACGACAAGATTGCCTCAGCGATGCAACCACAGTTTGAAGATGAGCAACCCATCAATCCATTTGACCTATGGAAGGGTGCAAACTTTAAGATTAAGATTCAAACTATCGGTGGTTTTTGGAATTATGATAAGAGCGAATTTGATGTCCCATCTGTAGCAGGTGGACTTAGTGATGAGCAACTCGAAGATACTTGGAAGAAAGAATACTCTCTTAAAGAGTTTACTGATGCCAAGAATTTCAAATCATTTGAAGAGTTGGAAGCACGTCTTAACTTAGTCCTAGGTAAGACATCACGTGCTAGGGTCAGGACAAACGAAGAAGAAGAGGATTTGGTACCTCTTAGTAGTCCAGTTGTAAAAGAGGACCCTACCCCACCCCAAAAGAGTGGGTTTGGTGCTAGAGTAGAAGAAATCGAGGAGGGTGACTCACCTGACTTGAGTTACTTCGCATCCCTCGCTTCAGAAGACTAAATGAAAAAACTGTTAATGGCACCCATCCTTGCTCTGGGACTCATCTCTCAACCAGCATCTGCTCTTACATGGGCAGAGTTTTGGGAGCCATTCACAGAAGACCATCATCACCACTATAATCATCATCATAGTGGTTTTAATTATAACGACCACCCTGTTAGATGGGGTAGGAAGGAGCACTATCATCCCAAATCATCTGGTGGTATGGGATGGCACTCTCCTCACAAACATCATCACTTCATGTCTGACTCTGAAAGATACAATGGTGTAGTTAGAAGGTGTGAGACATGGGTTGAGTATAGGAAGTGGAGGTATGGTGACCATCATCACGGTGGACGCTACAAGTTTTGGAAAACCTTAGAGTGGCACGAATGTTGATATATAATTCGACTTTCTGTTCAAGCAAAACCCCCGAAAAAATCGGGGGTATTTTTTTGTCTGTAGGGGTCGCTAAGTAAAAATACCTAGGAAGACCCATATTGGTTAGAAGTGGTTGTATTGCTATCTGTCGTTGTAGAGGTAGTTACTGTTGTGGTACCATCCGCTAATTGCTGTCCTTCTCCGATAGTTGCAGCAGAGGTGTCAAACTCCCTAGATGAGTAATCTGCTTCTGAAGCAAATTCGATAGAACTCGTTAATCCGATATTTGTCGAATATGTTGGTTTTACCGCAGCAAACGCTTCTTGGTTAACTTTTTCAGATCTCTTAGCTTGCGAATCTGGGTCAGTTTCCTCATTTGGCAGATATGAGACTAATTGCTGATATTCGTCAATAAAGTCAGAAACGTAAGCTTCCCTTAAAAGGTAAATGTTTCTTTTTTGGTCATTAAGCTTTGATTCGTATTCGTAGTTAGTGATAGGAACGACCAAATCGTCTTTTTCGACCCATGTGCCATCATATCGTCTATATGTCCAATCTTCAGGTACTTCCATTCCTCCTCTAACGACTGTCCTTCTTCGCATATCCTTAATTTCTTGAGTTTCCCAATGATGGGTATCTTCGACTTTGGTCTCTCCATACTTCTCCGCACACATTTTATACAATTCATCCTCTGTCATAGGCCACTCCATATAAGTGTTTATGATATTGTTACATAAGAGGATTACCCAGTCATAATTCTGATTTCCGTAGAATTTGGATGCTACTTGGTCAGGTCTTTCATTGTTACCAATGGTATATTGTGTAAAACCCAAAATAGCGTCATCTAGGTCTTCACGAATTTTAATTCTCCTAAAGAGGTTTTTCGCTAAAACGTGTGGATCCACGTTATTAGTCCTATAGGAGGAAGTCCTTACATAGACATCTGGTAAGTAGGAAAAATATTTTGACATTATTTGAAGGACTCCTTGGTGATGAATGCAGTCTCTTGGAAACTTAAATCCATTTGATATGCAGCAGGACCATAATCTAGTTCATCGCCACCAGGATTGTGTGTTTGTAGTGATGAATAACCTCCTTCAGGTGAGAAGTTAAGTGCCATGTTAGTTAGGACTAATTTAGTTGGGAATTGCATCAATTTGTTAAGCACACCCATTTTAGCCCCAGTTCCAGGATTTGAAACTGTTTCACTTACTCCACTGTCAACATGTCTGACAATAGAGATTCTAAAGAATTCTGGAATACTCAACCAGTGCTCTGGACCTTTACCAGGTAGCATTGAATTTCTGAGTACATTTATGATTTCGTATATTTCTCTTACATCACTGGCATTCTTTGGTACCAGTTTAAATGTGAATTTATGGTCTCTGAATTTATCTTGACCTTTAAATACTGCTTCTTCATATGGGTTGAATACCTGACCTGTTGATAATGCAGCGAGGTCATTAGCAGTAAGGTTACCATCACCCATACCACTCATACCAATGGCAGTATTAATAAGAGAGGATCCTGCTTTAAATACAATTCCTGACTTACCTGCTTGGGCAGCAGCTTTCATCTGTTCTCCAAACCCTTCACCTGGACCTTCTGGACCGAAGTTTCTAGCAGCATTAATACCAGCAGCACCTACAGCACCTAAACGAACAGTATTATAAGTAACTCCATAACCTTCGCTTAAAGCTTGAGGGAGATACAAATAAATAGTTCCGTTATCGATACCTGCACCAGTTTTGTGGTCAAATATGTCAAATTTTAGATAATCAATCACTTTTGTCGGAAAGCCAGCATCTTCGCTGATTGCTTCCTGACTCATTCTACTATTGACACCTAACGGTTTACTTCTGGGATATACTAATGGCATGAGTTATAAAGGACGCTACAAACCATCAAACAAACATAAGTATAAGGGTGATCCTACCAATATTATTTATAGGAGTTTGTGGGAACGCAAATTTATGCTATGGTGTGATGGTAACGCAAATGTTTTGGAGTGGGGAAGTGAAGAATACGTTATACCTTATCGTAGTCCCTTGGATAATCGTGTGCATCGCTATTATCCCGATTTCTATGTTAAAGCAATCACGAGAGACGGACGACTTGCGAAATCAATCATTGAAATTAAACCTTATGTACAGACTAAACCACCGAAACGCAGGAGGCAGAAGTCTCGGACGTTTCTAAGTGAAGTCAAGACATATAACGTGAATGCTGCTAAATGGAAGGCAGCTAGGTCTTGGTGTATGGATAGGGGAATGACATTTCTTATATTAACTGAAAATCACTTAAATATTAAATGAGCATTTTCACAGACGTAAAAGATTTAGCAGGTGGTGCCTTTCGTAGTAAGTCGTGGTACCGTGAGCAACTCCAGTTTGGACTACAGTCTTATACTGGTGCTTTTACCGTGGGTGATATTATTTTCTTCAATTATAGTGCTCAGACACCAGATTTACTATTCTGGGATACCTTCCCAATGGTACAAATAACTGATGTAGACTATGATTTGAAGCAATTCTCTGGTGGTAATATACACTATTTACGTCCTAGTACACGTAAATCAGTAGGTGCCAGCTGGGCAGCTGGTAGTATTTCATATCCTATGCGTTGCCACCATAAATACTTTATGAATAGTTGTACAAGTGTGTACGAAGTACCACGTGATAACTTTGAAGATATGACTCCTATACCAGTGGAGCAGTTCGTTATGAGACCTAAGGGTCTTAAAAAGATCTTGGAGGTTCCAAGTCGAGTTATATGGAGTAGACTAAAATGAGAACAGGATTTAATGTCTTCCTAGACACGGTTATGAGTGGCAATAAAGAGCCATCTCGGAGTAACCTGTATGAAGTTAGAATTCCAATTCCTGCTGTAGTTTGGACAAGAAATCCTGACCTCAGGTCAAGGCAGACTGAACTAGCACAAGCAATAGATATGTTTGCTGATGATGTATCAGTACCTGGTAGAAGGGTTACTACATCATCTATTAAAGCAGTTGGTGTCCAACACAAGTATGCAACTGGTCAAGCAGTTAGTGAATTTACCTGTTCATTCATTGTTACTAAAGATATGATTCATAGGCAGTTATTTGACCAATGGATGATGTTAACTGCTGCTGATCAAGAGAATAGAGTCACATTCTATGATGAATATGTAAGTAATATTATTGTTGCTAAGTGGGAATTAGCAGCACCTGTAAAGATGGAAGGATATGTAAACGATGTGAAATATGAGAGTAGAATGAATAGGTCTTCTGCTGTATGGCAGATGTATGGAGCATTTCCTATAGATATGTCTGGACACCAGTTCAATAATGGTCAAGCAGATCTAGTTAAGTTGGATGTTACCTTTGCATATGAGAGACATAGGTTTGATACCATTCAAAATGACTTACTTCCTTGGAAAGCAGATACTAAAGATAAGGTAGTTAACCCATTTGGCACTGTTAGTGACATACTTGGACTAAATATCGACCAAGGAGAAGTAGCTGGATTTAGCTAGCTAAATAACTTATATTAATGCATTCGTTATGCCTTTACCTAAATTAGCCATCCCTGAGTATGAGATGGAGTTGCCTATTACAGGCAAAAAAGTACATTATCGACCTTTTCTTGTAAAAGAAGAGAAATTGCTTTATCTTGCAATGGAGTCGAAAGACGACAAGCAAATGATGAAAGCAGTGAAGACTATCATCAAAAATTGTACCAATTTGAAAGGAAAAGTTGAAGAACTTGCAACCTTTGAGATTGAGTATATCTTCCTTAAGATTCGTTCTAAGGCAGTTGGTGAAGTTAGCGAATTTACAATTATCGCACCAGATGATGAGAAAACTAAGGTGGAAATTCAAATCCCCCTAGAAGACGTGGAAGTCGTAATCCCAGAAGGTCACACTACTAAGATTGATGTAGGTGATGGGGTCGGTATTATTATGAAATATCCGTCAATCGATGTATTCATCTCACAGAATATGTCTGAAACACCTGGATTAGAGGATATCTTTAAACTTGCTGCTAATTGTATTGAGCAGGTTTATGATAAGGAAGAAGTATATGATGATTTCACTCCAGCAGAAGCATTAGACTTCCTAGAGAATTTGAATAGTGAGCAGTTTGCAAAGATTCAAAACTTCTTTGAAACTATGCCTAAACTCTCTCATACAATTCCTGTATATAACCCTAAGACTAAGGTAACCAGTGATTTAGTATTAGAAGGACTAGCATCTTTTTTCGAGTAGCCCTTATGCACAATAGTCTTGAGAATTACTACAAGACTAACTTTGCATTAATGCAACATCACAAATATTCTCTTGAAGACTTAGAAAACATGATGCCTTGGGAACGTGACGTTTATGTCGGTTTACTTATGGCACACATAGCTGAGGAGGAAAGACGGAATAGTCAAGCTCAATCTGGAATGTCGCTATAATGGCAATTCGTAGTTTTGTCAAAATCAAACCTGTAGCAGTTAAGAATCCTCTTGATGCAGGGTTTGCATCGATCGGCAAAGGTATCAATAGTCTTGGTACAACTACTGAAAGTGTTGCTAAGAATTTCTCGCAAGCACATGAGCTTATTAAGTTTGAGCGTGAATGGTTAGCAAATAAGGGGCGACAACAAGTAAATAAATTAGAGGACGAGAATAAGGAGGAGAAGAAAACCTTCAAGTCCATGTTAAATTCTCTAAAGAAAAAGTTTAAGAAACAGAAAAGAACTAAAGCAGAGGATGCTGCTGAAGCAGGTACGAAAGAAGCACAGAAAGAGGGAATAGATGCTGCTAAGTCAGCAGCTAAGGGTCCGATTAAATCATTCTTAGAGGGTATTGGTAAACTATTGACCAATATATTGACTTTCTTTGTTGCTTATGGAGCATTAGATTGGTTATCCAAAGCAGATCCTGAGAAGATTACTAAGACTTTTAAAGCAATCTTTATGATTGGTAAGTTTATTGCCAAGATCATAGGGTTTGGTGTGAACGGAGTACTTACTGGTCTTACTAATCTAGTAGGTAGAGATTTTGGTGAAGGTCCAGTTAAGAGGTCATTAAGAGGATTACTTGGTGCTTTCCAATTAATA